GATCCACGCCAAGTTAAAAAATTACAAGATGATCCAAGTTCTTTAGTGCTTGGTGGAGAGCGTAGGTATTGCACGTTTCTATTCAGTGATGTGAGAGGTTTTACTGCTATGTCAGAAAAACTAGAGCCAGAAGAAGTAACTAAAATTATGAACAAAGCTTTAACCATACAAGCTGATGCAGTAAAAAAACATGGTGGTATGGTAGATAAATACATTGGCGATGCAATGATGGCCATATTTAATGCACCAATAGATTTACCAAATCATCAAACTGTAGCAGTGCTATGTGCTGAAGAAATACAAAACAACATTAAAAAAGCTAATCTTGGTATTGAAATAGGATTAGGTGTTAATACTGGATACGCTGTTGTGGGTAACATGGGTAGCAATACTAGATTTGATTACTCAGCTATTGGAGATGCTGTTAATCTTGCAGCAAGGCTTGAGAGCTCAACTAAGGATGTTGGAGAAGATATTGTTATAGGTTATGATACTATCAGTGCAAGTAGCTTTAGCGATCAAATTATGCTAAAAGAACTTGATAGTATTTTTGTTAAAGGCAAAGAAAAGCCAATTAAAATATATACATTACAAAATGGTTAATAAAAAAATGACAGTCAATGATGTTGCAGAAAGACTTACCAAGTTAGAAACCATATCACATGAACGTTGGAAAACTGCTTTTAATGAGTTTTCTGATATAAAAGAAGAAATAACCTATATTAATTCAACTATGAAAGCAGCAACCTTCGGTGTGTTTGGCTTCCTTGGTGCCATTGGTATAGCAGTATTAACGAGTATATTAGTATGAAAGGATTATTAAAAAATATCGTTGGAGCTGTAGCTCCTACATTAGGATCAGCTATGGGAGGACCACTAGGTAACATGGCTATGGGTAAAATAGCACAAGTGCTTGGAGTATCTAACGACCAAAAATCTATACAACAAGCTATGCAAAATGCTACGCCAGAGCAAATGTTAGAACTTAAAAAAGCAGAACAAGAGTTTGAAGTACAGATGAAAGAGCTTGATGTAGATGTATTTAAACTAGAAACACAAGATAAACAACACGCTAGAGGTATGTTCAGCAAAGATTGGACTGCAAGAATTATTGGTTTATTTACTATAGGTGGCTTTCTTGGATATATATTTCTAGTAACACTACAACCACCAGAACAAAACTCAGAAGCATTAATTAATTTAGTGCTAGGTTATTTAGGAGGATTGGCAAGTGCAATTATTTCGTTCTATTTTGGAGCATCTCACTCCCCAGAAAAAGGAGATTAACATGCAAATATCACAAGAGGGTTTGTCTTTAATAAAAAAATTTGAAGGATGTAAACTTGAATCCTATAAATGTGCTGCTGGAGTTTGGACAATAGGCTATGGGTCTACACACGGTATAACCGAGGGTATGTCAATATCTCAAGAAAGAGCAGATATGTTGTTACTCGAAGATGTAGAAAAATTTGAGCAGGCAGTAAATGATTTAGTAGAAGTGTCACTAGAACAAAACCAATTTGACGCTTTGGTTTCTTGGACTTTTAATTTAGGGCCAACAAATCTTAAAAATTCAACTTTGTTAAAAGTATTAAATAGCAGTCATATAGATTGGAATAATGTACCTGAACAAATAAAACGTTGGAACAAAGCTGGAGGTAAAGTTCTTGAGGGTCTTGTGCGAAGAAGAGAAGCAGAAGCCTTATTATTTGAAGGCAAAGAATGGCATGAGGTATAGCTATGCCATTAACTAAATTACAATTTAATCCTGGTATTAATAAAGAAATGACTGACCTTATGAGTAAGGGTGGCTGGACAGATGGTAATTTAGTTAGGTTTAGAAAAGGACTACCAGAAAAAATAGGTGGTTGGGAAAAAGAAACCAGTTCATCTTACTTAGGCACAGGCAGAGCACTATTAAGTTGGGTTTCTTTAGATGCAACTAAATATTTAGGACTTGGAACTACTCTTAAATATTACATAAAGGAGGGTTCTAGCTTTGATGATGTCACTCCAATAAGATCAACAACAAGTGCAGGAGATGTAACATTTTCTGCAAGCAATGGCGATGCAACAATAACAGTTGCAGATACAAGTCATGGTGCTGTGCAAAATGATTTTGTTACATTTAGTGGTGCATCTAGTTTGGGTGGAAACATTACCGCTACTGTTCTTAATCAAGAATATCAAATAGCAACCGTAATAAATTCAAATAGCTATACAATCGAAGCAAAAGATACATCTGGCACTACAGTAACTGCTAATTCCTCAGATAGTGGTAACGGTGGTTCTTCTGTTGTAGGAACTTATCAAATAAATGTAGGGCTAGATGTTTTCGTAGCATCGACAGGTTGGGGTGCTGGAACATGGGGTGCTGGCACATGGGGATCAGGAACTGCATTGACAGAGGCTGGACAATTAAGATTATGGTCACATGATGCTTTTGGCGAAGATTTAATTATAAATCCAAGAGCAGGTAGTATTTATTATTGGGATGAAACTAACGGAACAAGCACTAGAGCAGTAGAGTTAAGTAGTTTAAGTGGTGCAAATCTTGTACCAACTAAAGGATTACAAGTCATAGTAAGTGATATTGATAGACACGTTATAGTTTTAGGTGCTGATCCGATCAGTGGTAGCTCAAGAACGGGCGTTATAGATCCCATGCTTATAGCGTTTTCAGATCAAGAAAGTGCAACTAATTGGGAACCCACTTCTACCAACACAGCAGGCTCACTAAGACTATCATCAGGATCACAAATAGTAGGTGGTCTAAGATCAAGACAAGAAATACTTATTTGGACTGATACCTCTTTGTATAGTATGCAGTTTGTAGGTGCACCTTTTACTTTTGGTGTTAATCTTATAAACGAAAATGTAGGACTTATATCTCCTAATGCAGCTATAAACGCACCAGACAGCGTGTATTGGATGGCAAGAGATGGATTTTATACCTATTCAGGATCAGTAAAAAGATTAGTATGCAGTGTGCTAAATTATATATTAGATGACTTTAACTCATCTCAAGCATTTAAAACCATAGCCTTTACAAACAAAGAGTTTAACGAGGTGGGTTGGTTTTATTGTTCATCTTCCTCAACTGAAATAGATAGATACGTAACTTATAACTATTTAGAGGGTGCTTGGAGCATAGGTAATTTATCAAGAACAGCTTGGCTAGACGAAGGTGTATTTGAGAAACCAAGAGCAACAGGTAAAGACAGTGGCACGGGATACTTATATATACATGAAGACTCTGACGATGATGATGGATTGCCAATGGATAATGTTTTTATAGAGTCAGGCGATATAGATATAGAAGATGGAGACAGTTTTGGTTTTGTTAGCAGAATTATTCCTGATGTAAAGTTTTTTGGCTCGTCTGCATCTGGTGGCCAAATAAACTTTGTTCTTAAAACTCGTAACTTTCCGGGCGACACTTTAACAACTAATTCAACAAACGATGTTACTAGCTCTACACAACAAAATTTTACACGTGCTAGAGGCAGACAGCTAGTTCTTAGAGTTCAATCTGATGATGACGCAGCCACAGGAGTGCGAACAGGTTTTAAATGGAGACTAGGCTCTAGTAGAATAGATGTAAAAACAGATGGTAGAAGGTAGTGGCTAAACTACTTGAAACAAGATTACCTCAAGCAAATGGTCAAGTAGAAGCAAATACTTTCAACCGATTAATTAGAATACTTGAAATAAACTTAGGTAAATTTGATCCAAACTCTACACCACAGTTTAGCGATTCTGAAATATCATCTTTAAATTTTAATGCTGGTGATGTAATATGGAATACATCTATTGATGTTTTACAGGTTTATACTGGCAATCAATGGATACAGTTACACACTCCAAGCAACGCACAAGGCTTTGAGATGACTGCATCAGTAGGATCACTCTCTGTTAAAACCAACGGAGACATATCCATCAATATAACTGCAAATTAAATATGAAAAAATTATCTGAAGGAAATAAAGGGATACAGGCACTAGCAAAAGAAAACCCTGCCTTAGTAGAAGACAAGTTTGGTTATGACGTGCCAGGCTATTTTATGGGTGGTATGCCAGGTGTTGATGAGGCCGTTGATGAGGCTCAAGAAGATTTAAACGATTTTATTTATGACTTTGAAGATGACGGTGGAATAGATGCAGGCACCAAAGATCCTAGTGAAATAGCAAAAATAATTGCAGAAAGAAAAACACCATCAGAAAGAATGAAGGCATTAGGTCAAATGCTTTCAGCGATAGGAGAAGAGTCATCAGACTTTGTTCCTTTAGTAAAACCAGGTAAAGTTGCAGGTATAGGAGCAATTATACCTAAGATAAGAAGACCAGAAATAATGCCACAAGGTTTTAGAAGAGGTGGTATGCCTGGCGGTATAGGAATGTATGAAAGAGATTTTATCTTTAATGATATTGGTATAAATGATTTTGATATAAACGATTACATAAAAAATATTTTAGGTGGGGATACAACACCAGAACTAACAGAAGAACAAATAGCAGAACAACAAGCACAACAAGCAGCCATGAGATTAGCAAGAGGCTATGGTGCATCTGGATCTATGGGTGGTAGTAGGTATAGTGGAACCACTCCAGGTGCAGATATAACTATAAATGCACGATCAGAAAACCCCGCTGTTTACAAATTTTATCCCAGTGAAGTCTCAAAGCTTTACTCTCAAATGAAAGGCGTGCCATTCTCTCCCCTGGTGGCACCGCCTAAAGAAGCAACCTTTATTGATGATCTACAGCCAAGAAGAATTACAAGTCAACTATATGCTAAAGACGGTAAATTTGTAGATAGAAGTGAATTAATTACAGGCCCTGGTGGAGAGCGAGGCGACAAAATACCAGCCATGTTAAGTGATGGTGAGTTTGTTGTAAATGCTGCTGCCGTAAGAGGTATAGGTTTACAGGCTGGTGCAAATCCAGATGATGAATACGAACAAAGATTACTCGGAGCTCGTAAAATGTACGAAATGCAAAAAATTGGAGAAGATTTTGCTAACAAGCTGACATGAGTTTAGTATTAGAAACTGTAGTTCCTAGTGCTGAAAATGGTAAAAAGATTGCAAAATTTTTATCTGAAAATTTTTGGACAGAGCATTCTTTATCAGGAGAGCAGTCTCCTGAAATAGATTGGTCAAGAGCTTCTGCTCACATAAATCATTTTATGTTTGAAGGTATTGTGTATAATGTGAGTGATGGC